ATGTATGTTATCATACGGTCACTATTGTACGCCCGAAACTAAGGATGGAGAAGACATTGTTTATAAAACAATGCACGATATATCTATTATCAAAAGGAAATTCGTTTACGATTCAAAGCTACACATGTGGTTAGCACCACTTGAGTTAGCATCCATACTTGAACCATTAAATTGGGACAGGTGTGAGCAAGAATACGTTCAAAAACAACTGCAGATGCAAGTTAATTCACGCATAGCAATTAGAGAGTTGTGTATGCACACACCAGATATTTTCAACCAGTATCGAGACCGAATAATTGATCAGTGCGACAAGCATCGAATAGTATTAACTCCTGATTGTTTTTACGATCAGGAGACTCTACGAAAGATGGTTCGCCGCGGTGATAATGTATTCTACTTCGCAGAAAATTCTGTTGATGGTGCATATAAATTCGACTTTAGTGCACACCCCTCAATAGTTGAGGGCATGGACACTATCGTAGCCAAGAACTGGAATGAAGGCAGAATGTCTTCCTGCACAGTTCAAAATTCACAACTAAGGAGTAGGAATATTTATTCCGGTGGTCGCTCCGAGGGCAGCCCCCTCAAAGCATCACAAACCCAAACCATGCTGGAGTTTTACCCGACTAAGCATGTTAAATCAAGGGTAGCCGAAACATTAAATTCAATCTCAAACCTCCCATTTCATGATGAACGCAATGACACTGAAACTGGACAACAAATTGTAACTTTCGCTACTAGTGAAGTCCCCATCGAAGAAACTCTTCCGATGGAAGCCGATTTACGAAGTAGTGAAACAACAACACTCGTTGAAGGACGCTCGCATACAATTGATGATATTCTTAAGAGAGAATATCAAATTCTTACAGATGTTATCCCAATAGGGGGTGCACCTGGTGATCAGCTCTATTTGTTGGATCCAATTGAGTTGTTTCTAGCTCAGCCAAACGTTCACGATAAGTTGAATGGTTTTGCCTTCTTACGTACATTTTTAAATGTGCGTTTTGAATTCACAGTCGCACCCAAGACGTCAGGTGGTATAATTCTCGCATTTTATGCGGATATGAATGATGTGGCCATAGCGAATCGAACTAAGAAATTGGTTCAGATTTCGCAGACGCCTAACATTCAATTATCACTTACAACATCAACGAGTGTGGTTATGAAAGTTCCATGGGTTTCGAGCTTTATGGGCCGAAATCTTCAAACTGGAACAGGTAGACCAGGAAAACTATACGTGGGTCGCTTGACTCCATTGGATATTGGTACAGTCAAATTGACTGTTTATATCCAAGCTGACAATGAAACACTTCAATTGGAGTATCCAACAATTGGAGCTCCTCTTCAATCTCGAGATGTGTTGGAGAAAAAGATTAAGAGAGCACAAATGGAGTTGCGCTCGTTGCAGTTGCGCGAGGAAGAATTGCGTCGCAGCAAAGAACCCCGCTCAAATGTACGGCGCGTACCTATTACTCGTCCTCAATCTACTATTCAAAACATCCCAAGCAAGCATATGCTTAAAACTGAAGCCGGTAAAATGGTTCAGAGTGGTAGCATTTCTGGAGCCCTTGCTGAAGGGTCTAAAATTGCACGGGC